CGGATCATCCTGGCGCGGTCGGCTGCGCTGCCGCCTAGCTGAGCCGACCCTGGCCCTTTAGCAGGCCGCCCCTTGCGAGGCCGTGCCACACGCCGTGCCGCCAGCGCGTCCAGCAACGTCTGTTTGAGGTGTTCCCACACGTCCTCCTTGCTCCAGATAGAGCCATCTTCAAGCGCAACCCATTGCGGGTCTTGTTGTCGGGGAGGATCGAAGATGTTTGTGACGTGCAAAGCGCCACGCTTCCCCACCGGAACCATCGCCGTAGTTGCCCCCTAGCTGAACCAGTGCGCGCCGTGTGCGAGCCAACGCATCCTCCCCTTATACGATCCTGACGCTCGCCGTACAAGCCCTCGCCGATTTACTGCAATGTGCAAAAAAGCAGGCCCAGGCCGGTAACACATATTGCACATTCCAATAAATAGCCCACCTCTTGGGGGTCCGAGCGATTCTGCCGCAGCCTAGTAAGCCGTGGCCAGATCGATCTACGTCCCACTCAGCTCGGAGGAGCTGGATGCCCTGGCGGCGATGGCTCGCCAGGAGCGTCGTAGCCCGCATGACCAGGCCGCGCACCTGATCTCTCAGGCGCTCGATCGGTGGCGGGCAGAGCGAGCCCTCGCAGGTTCGCTGGAAGACCAACTCGAAGAGGTGGCGTAATGCCTGACGAGTCCGACAACGGCGTACCTGGCGTGCTGCTGCTGACGCCCCAGCAAGCGGCGGCCCTGTGCCAGGTATCGCTGGACAAGATCTACGAGTGGACGTACGAGCCTGGGTTCCCGGTGATCGCCGGCGCCCACCAGCTCCGTATTCACGCTCGGCTGTTTGACGAGTGGCTGGCCAAGCGAGCGATGGCTGGTCGGCCCAAGGAGGAGGAGGTGGCGGCGTGAGCCAGATGGAGGAAGTGCTGGCGCTGTTGCGCTCGATCGATGCCAAGCTGGGCAACACCGCCAGTGGTGCCAGCAGCGTCGAGATCAAGACCAGCACGCGTGGCGTGGATATCACTGCGAAGGCCTATGCAGGCAGTGAGATCACCAGTGCGGGTGACGCGGCCGTGGACGAGTTCATCCGGGTCGGCCGCGAGATCGAGAAGCGGCTGATGGGCCAGGCGTGAGGCGCCTGTCGTCTCGCCAGGTCAAGGTGTGTGAAATGGCCGAGCGGCCCCGCTGCCGCTGCCGCTGCGGTGGCGTCTTCCACGGCGCCAGGCGCAGTGAGTTAGGCGAGTACTTCGAGGAGCTGCCCGAGGGCGACCCGCACCAGACCCGCCGCGCCAGTCGCCAGCTCCCTCTGCCACCCCCTGTTGGAGGCCGTTATGCACCACAACCTGACTGATGGCTACGTGACCATCGAGCGCGAGGATGCCAGCGCTCAGGATCTGTTCGACATCGTCCACGATCTGGTGGACCGCCTCGATCGCCTGGAGGAGGCGTTCGCCTACCTGGCCCTGATCAGCCTGGAGCATCTAGAGCTGATTGGTGGCCCGACTGACCCGGCCGTGTACGCCGAGACACTGAACGGGCTGCGCTTCTGGCTGCGGGCGTACCGCGAGGGCCAGGAGCGCATCGCCGCCGACCAGCACTTCATGGACTCGCCCGAATGAGCGCGGCCTGCAAGCGCTGCGGCAAGTTGATCACTGAACCCAAGCGCCGCAGCTACTGCTCCGAGGGGTGTGCTGACGCCGCCGCTCACGAGCAGCGGCTGAAGCGCTTCGCCCAGGGCAAGCTCCAGCCCAAGGTCACCTATCGTGTCTACAACTACCGCGACCAGAAGTCGTGACCGCTCTTGAGCGACTCATGACCAAGCTGATCTGTTGCCTCGGCTCAGGTTGTTGGGAATACCAGGGCAGCCGCAACAACGGTTATGGCGTCTTTGTCATTGGCAAGGTTCGCTCTCCGGCTCACGTAGCGGCGTACCGGCTCCTCGTCGGTCCGGTTGGAGAGGGGCTGGAGCTTGACCACCTGTGCCGCAATCGGTCTTGCTGCCGCCCCGAACACCTTGAGGCCGTGACGCACCAAACCAACATCGTGCGGATGTACGGCGATACGTGTCGGTTCGGGCAGCACCCCCTGACGCCAGACAACACCTACGTCCGCAAGAACGGCCAGCGGTTATGCAAGTGCTGCGCCCGTGCTTACCAGCAACGCTACTACGAAGCCCATGGCAGGGCCGATCGACCAGCGGCCAAGCTGGGCAGCCGAGGCCGCCGCGTCTACGACTACCGCGACAAGGAGGTCTAGATGGAATCCAAGCAACGCACCGTCGGCGTCAGCTATCGCCGCCAGGTATCCGACGGCAGCTACGGCACCGAGGCCGCCGAGGTGAGCCTGCAATGGTTCATCGATGACGACGACGACTCGCACACCGATCTGGAGTTCGCGCACGAGATGCTGGAAAACGCCCGCGACCTCGTGCTCGATCAGCTCCGAGGCTCGCTGAACGCGAACGTCCGCAAGGCGGTCAACCGCCCGATCGCGCCGCCCAGGACCGCTGCAACGGTCCCGGACGACGATGACTTCCCGCTCTGATGGCCGTGCTACTGGCCCTGGCTATCACCGTGGTCGCGATCGGTGACGACGGCGGCCCGGCTCCGATGCCCGAGGAGCATGGTGCTCCCCAGGTATCCGAGGCCCCCGAACCACCGCCGTCGGCACCAGCCTACGGCGTGTGGGATCGGTTGGCTACGTGTGAAAGCACCCAGAATTGGTCTGCTAACACCGGCAATGGCTACTTCGGAGGCCTGCAGTTTGATCGTGGCACCTGGCTGAGGCATGGCGGCGCGGCCTTTGCGCCGCGTGCCGACCTCGCCACTCGCGCCGCGCAGATCGCCATCGCCGAGCGCACCCTGGCCGTCCAGGGCTGGGCTGCCTGGCCGGCGTGCAGCCGCAGGCTGGGCCTGCGATGACCGACCAGCAGCTCCCGATGTTCGACGGCAGCGGCCCTGAGCTGGCTCGTGACGGCATCGAGCGCGTGCTGGCGCACCAGGGCCAGCGCTGGCTCTCCGACACGGCGGCGAGTGTCATCCGCTTTCTAGAGTCGCACCCGACCTACTGCGCCGACGACCTGTACCGCTACAACCTGATGCCCTATCCGCCGGCCCATCCGAACGCCATCGGCGCCCTCACGCGCAGGCTGATCGAGCAGGGCTACCTGCGGGCGACGAATTCGATGCTCTCGAAGCGCACCCAGGCGCAGGCGCGGCGAGTGATCGTCTACAGCAGCACCGTATACCGCGAGGCGAGCTATGACCGAGCTAGCTAAGAGCACCCAGGGCGGCCTGACCGTCAAGCTGGTGTCCGAGATGACCGGCTACGCGCCGGCCGAGATCGCCCTGGTCGCTCGCACGGTGGCCGTGGGCGCGCCGCTGCAAGAGCTGGCGGTGTTCCTGCACTCGTGCCGCAGCCTGGGGCTGGATCCGCTGCTGCGCCAGGCGTACTGGATTCGTCGCAAGGGTAAGGGCGCGCTCCAGGTCGGCATCGACGGCTTCCGCGCCATTGCCGAGAGCAGCGGCACCTACGCCGGCGCCGAAGCGATCGAGTATCGGGGCGGCATCGAGTGGGTCTACAAGGGCCAGAAGGTGATCGTGCCCGAGCTGGCACGCGCCACGGTGTGGAAGATCGTCGGCGGCCACAAGAGCGCTTTTGTGGGCGAGGCGTACTGGACCGAGTTTGTGCCCTCCGGCACCGACGAGGGCTTCATGTGGGCGCGCATGCCGCGCCACATGCTGGGCAAGTGTGCCGAGAGCCAGGCGCTACGCAGGGCCTTCCCGGCCCAGCTCGGGGCGCTGGCCCTGGGCGACCAGGCCGAGCAGGACGCCTACGTAGCAGGCTCAAAATCGCCACAGGAAGCCCGTCAGCCGCTTTCCCAGGCTGAGCTGGCGCACAGGCACGCCCAGATCTACGACGACGCCTACGACCTCCCAGAGCCCAAAGAGGGCAAGGCTCTGGCTGAAGGCGCCTCCGACGACGACAACCCCGAAGCCGAGGTGAGCGCTGATGACGACGAATGAAGACGGTGTCATTCGTTTTGACGCCAAGCTGGCGAGTGTCGCCCGTGATGGCAAGCGGGCGATGGTGTGTTTCTACGTGCGTGGCCAGGACGCCGATCTGGACGCCCTGGCCAAGGCCCGCGAGGCCGAGCTGATCCTGGGCGTGGTCATCGCCCGCGAGGTGCTTACCGCCGACGGTATCTCGGAGTAGCGGGTGCGCTCGCAACCCAAGGTGTGCCCCGTGCACCTGTATGAGCGCATGCTGTGCGACGAGCGCTGCCGCTGGCAGCGGCTCAAGCTGAGTTGCCTGCAAGCCGACTATCGCCAGTACTGGTACGACCGTCGGCGTGGCCAGAAGCCGATGCCGGCCAGCGTCTTCTGGAAGTGGCACTCGCGTCCCGTCTGGCAGATCTGGGGTGCGGCATGAGCGAAGCCAGCCGCATCCGCAAGTTGTTCTTGCAGAACATCCTCGAAGAGCTGCGTTCCAGGCACGGCCCACCAGAAGACTGGCCGATGCCGGACTGGCTCGATCACATGCCCGAGTCCGCACCCCCGTCCTGGGGGCCAGTCGGCAGCCTGGCTAAGCGCATGCTGCCCGAAAGCGAGTACGAGCGTGTCTTGCGCCACACCGAGGAACTCAATCGCATGGAGCGCTCGGCCCGGTTGGCGCGGGAAGCGCATCAGGACGCTCCGCAGCAGGCTTCGCCCCAGCAGCGTGTCCAACCGGTCTCACAAGAGCAGCCTGCTCAGAATCACGTCCTGAGCGCATCTGAGGCTATGTCGCACCTGGATCGGCACGGCGAGACGCCGCTGTTTGCCTGTCCGATATGCGGTGAGGAGAGCGCCAAGGCGAGCGTGCCCATCGATAGCTGGCACTGCACGGCGTGCGATGCGTGGGGCAGGGCATCCAGCCTGGTGCCATCCAAGCCCGTGCGTCGAGAGGTCTGGGACCGTGAACCCCTCTGAGTATGGTTTCGAGCGCGGCGGGTTCGTCAAGCGGCGCGTGCTCCAGGGCGCTGGGCTGACGGTTGGCTTTCGCGCTGAAAACCTACGGCCTGAGCGGACCGGCATTCACGCCAAGGTGTACGTCCTGGGCAACACCACCGTGCTGGCCTGGAGCAACTTCAATGTGGAGCGTGACGAAGACCGTGTGCGGCTGGCCAACAGCGCGTATAAGCACATAGAAGGCAACGGCAACAAGAACGGCCTCAAGGATCTCTACCCACCCAATCACCTGAAGGCTGACCTCGACGCCTTCTGTCTGGGTCTGTGGGAGGCACAGATTGGCAGGCAGGCGGCCGAGATGATCAACGGCAGCAGCGAGCGGCAGCCGCCCAATTTCCTGTTGCGGCCGTTCGTTCTGGAAGGCGGCGGCACCATCGTGTTCGCGCCACCAGGCCGAGGTAAAAGCTACACGCTCATGCTGATGGGTATAAGCCTGGATGCGGGTGTGCAGGCCCTGTGGCCCGTGCAGCAGCGACGTGTGCTGCTGATCAATCTGGAACGCTCACCGCAGTCGGTAGCTGCCCGCCTGGGCAACATCAACGAGGTACTTGGCCTGGATCGCCAGCGCCCGCTGTGCATCCTGAACGCACGCGGCAAGTCGCTCTTCGACGTGATCGCCGCTGCCGAGCGTGCCATCGCGGAGCGCGCCATCGACGTGGTGCTGCTCGATTCGATTAGCCGTGCCGGACTGGGCGACCTCAACGACAACCAGGCAGTCAACCGCATCATCGACGCCCTCAACGACCTGGCCCCGACCTGGCTGGCGCTGGCGCATACGCCGCGTTCGGACGAGTCGCACCTCTACGGCGGCATCCACTTTGAGGCGGGTGCTGACGTGGTGGTCAAGCTCCTGAGCGAGCAGCGGCTTGACAAGGCGATGGGGGTTGGTCTGAAGGTGGACAAGAACAACGACATCGGCACGAGCGGCCTGTGGATTGTTGCCCTGGAATTCGATCCGACCGGGCTGGTCGGCGTGCGCCGCGCCCGTCCAGGCGAGTTTCAAAAGATTGAGGGCGATGAGAAGAAATCCATGCAGGAGGCGGTCTACGAGTACCTACTGGACGTTGGCCCGCAGTCGGCGGGCGACATCGCCAGTGAGCTTGGGTTCAACCGTAGCAACGTGGCCTTCATGCTCTCGTCGGACAAGGAGCACTTCGAGCGCGGCGGGCTGGTGAGCGGCAAGCGCCTGTATCGTGCCGTCGAGTAGCCCTGGGTTGTTGTGTTGCCTATATAGAGAGACTTAAACAACAACAACTACTAGTTGCGAGGGAGAGCTTCGCTCTCTCCCTAGCAGGCAACAGGAGAGAAACAACAGGCCGGGCACGGGGCAGCAGGCTACTCTGTTGCCCATGCCGTTGCCAGATGAGCCTCCCGGGCTACGCGACACGCGGCTCAAGCTGATCGTTGAGGTTGCCGACGAGACTGGCGAGCGGGGCGTGTACGCGAGAACGTTTCGCTCTCACCAGCAGGTGCGAACGGTGTTGCAATGGTTGCGTAGCTTGGGCAACAAGGCGCGCATCACCGACATCCGCCTGGTTGACTAGGCAGCAAAAAGCCCCCACCAGCGAACCGGTGAGGGCCTCTCACGTTGGTGGTCGAACCACCGTTTGAACTCTAGCGCGCTCGGCGTCTGGCCTCGATGAGCATGACAACCAGGGCGACGATGACGGATCCGAGCAGGAACACCACGGCGGCGATACCCGACCAGTAATCACTGACGCTCATACTTCACCTCGCTTGTGGGCGCCCACGGTCTGGGCGGGTGTGACCGAATCGGCGGCGGCGGCCGCCTTGCGCTCGGGCAGCCCCTGGCGGATGGCCTTCAGGCGGCGCCAGTGCGAGAGCTTCTCCTGGGCGGCTCTGAGCGCTCGCACCTGGCGCTCACGTCTGCCACTGATGGCCTCACAGGCGAGTTCGAGCAGCTCGCCAGGCGGCAGCGCACGGCCGTGCTCCCAGTTAGCGACGGTGGTGTAGTGCACGCCGATGATGGCGGCCAGCTCCTGCTGCGACAGGTACTGCTCGCTTCTCCAGGCGCGAAGCTCGCGGCCGTTCATGGGTGCACCACCCTGACGCTGATGGGGCCGAGCGCGGCACGCCGCGTCTTGTTGCCGAGGGCCTTACGGGCGAGGTGCTGGACGTGTGCCCAGTCGCAGGTGACGCTCACCTCCAGCAGGGCGCCCTCGCGGGTCAGCGTCTGCATGGCCCACGTCTGCTTGCTGCCGGGGATGACGATGGGCTTGCGCTTGGTCACGCCGGCACCGTGCTGTTGAGCGCGCTCACGCTCTGGACCTGGGCGATTTGCTCGCGCACGATCCTGAGCGTCTTGAGGGCCACCTGGCGCTTGAGCGACCAGTCCGCGTACTGGCGGGCGGGGGCGATGGTGGCGCCGATATCAGCGATGGTGAAGCACTCGGTGTAGGTGACCAGGCTATCCAGCAGGCGCCCCTCGCGGTACTGCTGGTTGCCGTCGCGGATGACACGGTCGAAACGATCCCGCAGATCCCGCGAGACTGAGAGAGCTTGCATCAACGTGGCTCCTCTCCCTGGAACAGGTCGCGAAGCGAGCGCAGCATGGCGGCGATGAGGCCGTAGATGCCGCCGATGACGAGCATGGCGACGATGAATATGAACCCGCCCAGGATGTCGGACGGGTAGGCGCTGTAGATGTCTGTCATGAGACTTCTCCTGTGGTTAGATCAGGCCGAGCAGCCGAGCCTCAGAGCGGATGGCGAAGGCGCGATCCTTGAGGCGGCGATCGGTGGTGATGGCGGTTTTCGAGCGGGTCCAGTCGCCGGCATCGAGCAGGCGCTTGGCGACGGTGATCGCGTTGCGGTGGCTGCGGATGCCCTGGATGACGGCGTAGCCGCTGGCCAGGTGGGTGACGGTCCAGCCCTTGGCGCCGTACGTGTTGTGGACGGCCAGGCCGCGCTCGGACCAGAGCGGGCTGATCTCGACGCGCTTGGCGTCACGAGCAGCGGTGCGGCCCTGGTGGCCGGTGGCGATGCGGATAGGCATGTTCGAGACTTCTCCTCGGGTGATGGTGGTCGCGCTCGGTGGTGCTAGCCCCGCCGCGTAGAGGCGGCGACCGTGGGGCCGTGGTGCGGGCTTAGATAGCCCGCCGGTTTGTCTTGAGTTCGGGGTGCGCCGTCCACCCGTTCTGCGGGCAGCGATCGCAATCGCCGGCCGTCAGGTCGCAGCCGCGACGGATGCAGCCGATGTACTGGCGCCGCTCGGCCAGTGGGAGTGCTTCCCAGTGCGCCTGGCACAGGAACCAGGGCAGGTAGCGGTACTTGGCGCGGCGATTGGCCGCCTGGTAGTGGTGGTTCACGAGAGCACCCACACGAGTGTGCTGCTGTTGCGCGGGTTGTCCAGGCGGCCACAGTCCATGTAGCCAGGCAGGTAGGCCTTGATGCCGTATGGGTTGTCCTCGTGGTGGGCTTGCAGCACCTGGGCGTGCTGCGCCAGCAGGCCGAGCAGCGGGTCGATGCCGACGACAGAGGTGGTGCGCCCGTTGCCGTCCATGGCCAGGCCAATCAGGTCGCCGTGCAGCCCGGTGTGAACCATGGTCTGGACGGCGGCGTAGCTGACGCCGGTCAGGTGGCTGATGTCTACAGCCTGGGCGGTGCGGGTTTCGGTGGTGCTCATTCGACTTCTCCTCGTGAGCAGTGGGTTGGCCCCCGAGCGGTTCGGGGAACAGGAGTATCCTGAATCCTTCAGGGTTGTGCAACTCTGTGGTTCAGGGGCATTTGTAAACGTTTGGTAAAACCTCGGGGGCGTTAGACTCCAGCCAGCCATGCCGACTGCCACCCTGGTCGAACCAAAGGCGATACCGGCCGCCAAGCGGCTCACCCGGCACCGCCAGGCCGTCACCGACGCCGTGCTCCAGGCCAGGTATCTGGAGCATCTCCCCAAGCAGTTCACCGTCACCGCCGCACTCCTCAAGGCCGGCGCTTCCCGAGAGCAGCTTGCCCGATGGCGAGAGCAGGATGCCGAGTTCTTGATCCGAGAACAGGGCGCCCGAGATGCCCTGGCCGACCTCCTCGAAGCAGAAGCGATCCGCAGAGCTTTCAAAGGTGTCAGAGTGCCCGTCTACCAGGGCGGACTCCTCGCCGGCCACGTCACCCAGTACTCCGACCAGCTCCTCACCCTGCTCCTCAAAGCCCTCCGTCCCGAGAAGTTCAAGGACCGCCAGGACGTCACCGTCTCCCAGCCTATCGTCAAGGTCCTCGCCGGCTTCGACCCCGTCGCAGCCCTCTAGTTACGAGAAGAGATCCCAGAGGACGCTGCGCTCCTCTGGACTCCTAGCTAGCCAAGTTCAGGTGAGCGCTAAGGAATGGACGTTAGCAACTCACAGAGATCACAGAGATCACGTTAGCAACGGTTCAGACGCTGGCCGCCTCGTATGTGAGCCTGGTCGGTCCCCTGGTGGTTGCGGCGGGGTGGTGGTCCCTG